ATTACAAACTAGTTACTAATTTATTAAGACGTGTACAAATTAAAGAAGGACTAAGAGAGTCAGGTGCATTGTTTGATCTATATGACATTACAGGAGAAGACACACCTGAGTCAGTAGCCGAACAGTATTATGGTGATCAAAAATACTATTGGATTATATTACTCTTTAATAATATCAAAGATAGATTTTATGATTGGCCTTTACCTCAAGCACAGTTTGAGCAATATGTAAATGACAAGTACAATGCACCTAATGGCATACATCATTACGAAGTTGCTCAGTCTTCTGGTTCAACATCTTCATTTGACGACTCACATATGATAGAAGTAAACAGCACCGTGTCAGGTGCTACGTCTGTTTCTAATTACGAGTATGAATTACGAATACAAAATAAGAAGGCAAGGATCAAACTAATCAAACCAGAATTTTTAGAACTGATTACACAAGAATTTAAAACCTTGATAGGAGGATAAGATGGCCGATAAGGCAGCTCCCAAATATGATGACCTGAACAACAGATTCCCTGGCGATTTTAGAGCAGGTGAGATAATACTTTACAGTTACGGTGGTTCGCAGTTAGAAATATCAGGTATGACAGCCGTAGTCAACGTCTACCAAGATTTAGATTCAGCATTTTTATCAGGCAACCTCATGTTCATAGACAGCGTAGGTGCAGTTAATAAGTTGCCTATCATAGGTAACGAGTTTTTAGAGTTTAAATTTAGAACACCTATAGACGCAGGTGGTGATGAAGAAATGAACGCTACAAACCACAGATTTCAAGTATATGAAAAACGATCAGTAAGATCAACACAAAACTCACAGGCTGTTGCCTTATTCTTTACATCAATCGAATCAATACGAAATGAGCGAATACGTGTATCAAAATCATTAACAGGATCATATGCAGAAATGGTTGACAAGATAGTCAAATCAGACAAATCCTTGCTCAACTCTAAAAAAGACCTATTCATTGACCCTACAAAAGGCGTGTACAAATACACGTTTCCTAATTGCAGACCTGCTGAAGGTGTAAGGCACATGACGTTTATGTCAGAGCCAGTCAATTACAAAACACCTGATTATATGTTCTATGAAAACAATAGAGGTTTTCATTTTAGATGTTTAGAGTCATTGTATAGAGAGAGTGGTGACACATCACGTAACAGACCATTTGTTGCCTTTGTAGACCTATTGTCAGCGTTTAATCCTAACTTTAGTACACCAGACGTAGAGTCAGAGTCGCCTATAACTAAACCATATTCATTTTCATTTAACGACTCATATAACACATTAAAAAATACAAGACGAGGCATGTTCGGTAGTGTGACCTATGCACACGACCTAATAGATAAGAAATTTGTAAAGAGTAAATTGACATACACAAACTACTATGAACAGGCATTACACATAGACGCACCGACAGGTGCTGGTGCAGTATATCAAGGTATCATGCCACCTGGGCCTGCTGACTTTGATGATGACTATACAATAGATGATAAATCATATGGTTCAAAAAACAAACACCAGATCAATAGACTACATGCTAGTAAATTGACCAAGGCGTCAAGTGCTGACAATCGTAAGTACATGGATGATTATTTTGCTCGTGTATTTGTTGTACCTGATACTAAATCAAATCACATTTTCAATAGTGAGGGTATGGGATCAGATCCTAGAATGACAGGAAAACAGAATTTATCAGAAGCAACGAGAGATTACTTCTCAATGAATATAGACGTACCAGGTAACTTTACATACAATGTAGGTGACCTAGTATGGTGTGAAGTGCCATCATATAACGCTGCAGATATGACAACAGATAATAAGGTTATGAGAGAAGACGTGATAGACCCATTCCTTACAGGTCGTTATCTAATATCTAAATTACACCATCAAATTGATATGATAGATCAGAAACACACTACAGCGATGACTGTGGTTAGAAACGTATTTGCTAATGATTTACCAAATGCTGATACATTTAAAGCAGGTGCTCACTTTAGATCACAACCTATAGATGTAATCGGGTCAGGTGTAGATATATCAACGTTAACACCTATTAAGAACAAATTAGACGGCAAAATACCGTCACCACAGATTAGTAACGTAAATGACATTGCTAAGAAGTTAGGCGTAGATTTGAATAGTAGTGACATGTCCATCAAGGATGCCGCTAATAAGGCGGTTAATAACGTCCTAAACAGTACTTCCAATAGAGTTTTGATGAACGAACACCTTGCAAAGATCAATAGCACAATACTACAAAGAAAGACCGTAGTAGAGAAAATTGCAGAAAAGGCTAAACTAGCATTAGGAGGCATAAACCTCAGTAACGTAAACAACATACCACCATCAATGAGGGGCTCAATGCAAGGGAATATCAATAGCTTTGTACAATCTAGTATGGTTGCCTTTAAGAAGAACTTATCTAGTGCTAAGAGTTTTTTTAAAGGATTCTTCTAGTATGCTCAAAGTTTATTGCGAGTTTAGAAAAAAATTTCCATATAAGGGTATGGCCACATGAGAGGACACAATAGAATAGACCTACAAACAATGTAAGAACGAACTATTACAAACTTACAAAGGACCAAAGACAATTTGAACAATATGAAAGAAATATACACAAAAAGATCAATGAATATAAGAGGTATCAACGATAGGCCTCTAATAAGTGCTTCGCACCGCGGCGCCTACGCAATCCTTTTAAATACGGATAAATATAAGGAGGTGACCGCTTTAAATACGGTCATTTATGGGAAAAAATAAATGAGTACTACAGATTTTATGGGCAGAGATGGCTTCATCTGGTTTACAGGTGTCGTTGAGGATAGAAAAGACCCACTTAAATTGGGCCGAGTAAGAGTAAGATGTCTAGGTTATCACACGGAAGACAAAGAGGCCTTACCTACTACAGATTTACCTTGGGCACATCCAATGTTGCCAATTACTGCCAGTGGCACATCTGGCATTGGGCAAACTCCCCTTGGCCTTTTAGAAGGCTCGTGGGTGGTTGGTTTCTTTAGGGACGCAGATACTAAACAAGACGCAGTAATTATGGGGAGTTTGCCAGGCAGACCCATTACTACAGGCGCACAGAATTTAGCAGAGGGCCTTGGGTTTAGCGACCCTAATGGCAATTACCCACGTTACGCAGGCGAATCAGATGTTAATAGACTAGCACGGAATGACGCAGATAATCAGAGCATTACGCTAGAAGCACGTAAGACATTTAGAGCGGCCTCTTATACAAATATACCTAGTGCAAATATACTCCCTATCGCAGATGGCATAGTAGATATAGCACAGTCGGAGGGTGATGTATGGTCCTTACCTGAAAATACATATGCAACTGAATACCCATACGGCCATGTATATGAGAGCGAATCAGGCCATCTATTAGAGTTTGACGATACACCAGACCAAGAGCGTATTCTATTATATCATCATAGTGGTACTGAAACAGAAATCACGGCCGAAGGAACAAAGAACGAAGTAAACAAAGATTCAACTCATACGATAACCGAGAAAGACAATAAGGTCTATATCAAAGGGTCCTCTGACCTAACAATCGGTGGTCGCCATAAGATAACAATAAACGCTGATGGTGCTGCTAATAACAATTACGATATACAGGTAGGGCCTAACGCTAATGTCAATATACAAGTAGATAAAGGTAACATTAATATGGCCGCTTTAGATGGTGATATTAATATGTTTGCTAATAACAATATGAATGTAAGAGTAGGTGGTACGTATAAACTTGTTGCTGGTAAGATATTAGAAACATCACAAAGTACAACCACACGTAGCGCTCAGAATGAGTATCACACGTATGGTAACCCAATTGACCACAACTAAAACTGGCTAGGCTTTCTAATCTATAAAAGTAGTAAGTAACATAGAGATATAACGAAGCGGTATTTTATGGTTTTATATATGAGAATTTTTTTCGTGCTATTTTTTGTGTTATTAGTCGGCTGTGTCAAAGTGTCGGTATCATGTAAAGTAGATAATATAGATGAAATCGCATCCGCGGTCGAAGACTGTAAAGAACAACCTAACATGGCTATATCAAAGGAGTTTTAGAAGTTATTACTTTTATACATAGTTATGTTGAAACCCAAAGGAACCATGCTAGAGCTAACAGATAACGCAATAAAGAGATTAACTTACATTGCCAATAAGGCAGGCACTCGTTATGTGAGATTAGACATTAAGGGTGGTGGATGTGCAGGCTTTGAATATAAGTGGAGTACTACGGATACAAGGGAAGATACTGATTGTTTATTAGGCGATATATTAGTAGCGTCTTTAGAATTAGAGATGTACTTATTAGGTACAACGCTTGATTGGGTAGAGGAAGAGTTTAGTAGTGAATTTAAGATAACTAATCCTAATAGTAAAAGTAGTTGTGGCTGTGGGGAGAGTTTTAGCGTCTAGGAACTATCGTTAAAAATTTTTCGCTTTACTGTGCGAATACTTTGATGTTAACTTGTGCGGAAACTATATGAAATATGAAAAAGCAGATTTACCTGTATTAATCTCTATGCCACGTGCTGGTTCGCATTACGTAGGTCATTATATAAGACAAGCATATCTTAAACGAGGTATTGTAGGACCTGAAAATCGTAGTTCGGAGTTTTTTAATAACGAAGACTATAGACAACCTATACAACAGAAAATAAAGTTATTTGAAGATTTAAGAGATAACTTTGGTGTAAATATGTTTTCTATCTATCATGGCCATCATATGAGTCAACATATATCAATGCCTAGTAAACCTCATTACACTTATCTATTTGATTGGTTTAAAGACTTCTATTTAGGTTATACGGTTGTTTTATTAAGACGTAAGAATATATGGAAACACTTTGTATCTTTTACGTTTCATAATATTATTAGAGATGAATTAGACAAGTATGGTAAAGAAAATGAAATAACACATCCTTGGCATTCTATGAATGTTACAGATGATGATGTATTAAAATCAACAATACAAACATACAACATAAAGTTTAAGTTTACGGATGCTCATTTTGAAAAGTTTTTATATTATGTAAGATTTTTTAATGAACATGTAATCAACTATTATAAAGATAAATTAAATGTACATAATCTATGGTTAGAGGATTGTACTCATAGTAAAATGGTTGATATGTTTATACCAGAAGAACGTAAATTAACTTATACAAATCCTTTTGAACCTAGTAAGATAAAGTATTTAACATATTTTAACAATACAATAGAATACAAAGCAAAGTTTACTAATTTATATAATACTCATTTTAAGCCATATGGGTATGAGGTAGATTAAACGCCCACGCTTTTTCATAACACCAAAAACATTGCCAACACCATGCAGTAAAGTCTTTAGTTTGTTTACCTGAACCTACACAAGAACGTGTAATAGGAAACAAGTCTTCCATTAAACCTTCTTCTTTAAATACACCAGCAACAAATCTTTTATTTACATTTATATAAGGTTGATATACGTTATATGTTATATTAGGTTTGTTTGAAACATCACGTCTTGTTTCACCTTGTATTCTTTCTAAATTTTTAGGAGTATAATTGATTTCAGGAAATCTTTCTTTTGCATATTTGGCAAATGCCATACGTATTTGTACAGGTGGGTTTGCTGTCATACCATCTAATCTAATAGGTCCTTTAAATTGACTCATAAATTCAGGTATTAGTTTATCTAATTGTAAAATCTTTGCAACAGCAGTTACAGACATATTGCCATATAACTTTTGATTTTCTAACATACTATCTCTTGCTTTAGGCCACCAGCCACCTACTTCTCTATCGTTAAAGTCTTTGATTGTTATGTCATTTAACTTACCATTAGGAAACTTCTTTTGTAAATATTCAACTATTTCTCTAGCTGCGTCAGCGTCTTTAGGGGCGTTTACGTCATTACACATAAAAGGAAATATTTCTATTTGCGGAAAGTGTTTTAATGTTAAGTATGTTGCTGACGCTGAGTCACAACCACCTGATAATGACATAACTATTTGTTTAGGTAAAAAATCATCATCAAAGTCAATATCTTTTAATGCTTGTTCTTTATATGGTGATTTGTTTATTTGTTCTTTTATATTTGTCCAAAATTCAATTGTTTGATTTCCATATGTTAAGTTCATTTTAATGCTCCTTGTCTAACTTGTCTCCAACGTTGTAGTTCTGGTGTAACGTTAAAGTATTCTTCACTTTTTATTTTTTTAACTCTATTCTTGTCACTAGGTACAGCAAAGTTATCATAAGCCTTTTGTACATTTTTTCTTAATTTTCTACTTCTAGGATCAAAACCTCTATTTGTTTTTACTAATAATAATGTTATGCCTTCTTTATGTGCAATCTCTTTTGCTTGTTCTATTTCATGTTCATTGTATCCAAATATTATATATTGCCACACTATAGGGTGACCTGCCTGTACTCCCATTTTCATAGTTTCCCATACTTGTTTAAAATTAGAACCTATACGATACAATTCTGATTTCTCATCTAAACCATCAACACCAAAGTACCAACAATTTTCTCCTAGACCATAACTATATGCTTTTTCCCACCACTTCTCATCCATGCCTTTTGTATTAGTACCATTAGTTGCAACTCTTAAACCTTTACCTAAACCGTCCATCATTTCTAAAAATGCAAGAAAGTCAGGATGATATATTGGGTCTGATATTTGACCACAAAAGGTTATCTGATTTTCATAATAGTTTAATACTTTTCTAAATTCTGCTTTACCTATATCAAATGATCTTGCTATTCTAGGTAGACCTTCTACCTTTTGTCGTAAACATTGTGGGCAACGTAATATACATCTATGTGATAGATCCATATTAGGTGAAGATAGTTTTTGATTTTGAATATAGAAGTCTGTTAAATGGCTCATTTTTTATAAGTATCTTTTTCTAAATTACCACACTTGTATTGGCATTGTTTCAAAGCACAACTTGGATTATTTATTAGCGTATCAAAGAAGTGTTCCCACTCTTTAGATCCATATATATCTTCTAACTTGTCAACATTTTTTAGTGCAAGGTGATCGTCTTTTAAATGAAAGACTTCCGTTACACCGTGATCGTTTTTAGGATCATCTAACCAACAACAAGGTAACATATAACCATCAGATGTATAGGCTGCTGGTTTATGATAACTTTTAGGTTGATATGTTAAACATCTAGGTTTAATTTTTATATCTTTAGGATTCATTTTTATATTGTAACACAATCTTAACATAAAGTCAAGCTAGTAATACTCCTTTAGTTCAGGAAATACATCAAATAAATTGTACTCCCATTTAGTTCCCTTGTAACGTTCATCTATTTGTAATAAGTATTTAATTGTTTCTTTATAGTCATACCCATTATTGTCTTCTCGTAATACTTGTTGTATATCTGGCCACTTTTCATATTTAGGTATCAGTTCTTGTTTGAGTTTATCAGGCAATACGTTTGCAGCTAATTTTTCGGGACTTCTTATATTAGACCAGTTTATCATAGAGCCTCTTTCCCTTGTTTCAAATATATCAATATTTTTGTCGTACCATTCAGGCAACTCATAAAATCTAAGCACACTTAAAAACGATATAGCGCCATTAATATTTATTTTTACATTAGGGTACTTTCTAACGGTCTTAATGTTATTAACAATCTCATCCCAATTTGATCTTCTTCTAATATAGTTATTATATATTCCTACACTATCAAGTGATACGGTAAACTCAAATAAACCAAACTTAGGAATAAAATCTGTAACTTTCATTTTATCCATATTCATAGTTTGCATATTTGTCTGAAATTTTAAAAGCATTTTTTGACAATCATCAGGCGCCTTTTCTACCAATTTTTCAAGTAACTTATAATATGGTTTCATAACTAATGGTTCACCACCTATAAGTTTCATTGCATAGATGTAAGGTGCTATATCTACTACCTGATCTGATATTTTATCTAAACTATCATTATCTAAATTAAATGATACTCCTGCTCTAGCATACTTTTGTAATTTTTGTGAATATATGGTTTGATTATCTAATGCCTTGTGTTGTATTGTTTCTATTCTTTTTGTTGAATCCCAAGGATGGCACATAAAACAATCAAGGTTACATTTGTTACCATATACTTTTATCTGTACCTCAAAACATCTATCTTTTATATGACCTCTCAAATCTTCTTGGTATCTTCTTACAGATTTTTTTAGTTCAGGCCATATAAGTGAATCATTAGTTTGTATTTTAAGTGCAGCTTGTCGCCTTGATCTTCCGTATAGTTTTTCTTGTTTTCTACAAGTTCTACACCATTCATTTGTAAGTTTTAAATCAGAATTTTCATCTAGCATTTCTGCTCTTAACTTGTTTAGATTTTCATTATTTTCAAACCAATCTCTAAATGTAACGTCATGTATTTTAGGTGCTAAATGATCGTTGTTTAATTCAGCCCAAGAGCATGGTGCATATCTGCCTCTTGTATTGGTGTATAACATTTGAAAGGGAGCGCTACAGAAAAACATTTTTTGATCTTTGATTTTTTGTTCAAACTCACCATCACTCCAAGGTTTCATACAACCTGCTTGAAACCATTGACTAGTATCAACTTTACCATCGCCAAGATATTTGTCGCCTGGACCACCTTTTGTTAGATGTGATTTATCTTTTGTATCTTTTGTCATTTATATACACTTCAATTTTTTCAAACCCATAGTGATAATTTTTATATAGGTCTTCATTTAACATAGATGGGAAAGTCCATCTCTTATCTTCATCGCCATGTTTACCTTCTTTGATACTTATGTCTTTATTAAGTACTTCAGGATGTTCTAATCTATCCATATCTGGATGAGGATATCCTACACCCACAAGTAGTTTAGGTTCTGACTCTAGTTTTAATAATTTTTGTACATTATCGCCTTTTACATCTCTTTCAAAGGCACTACAATAACCTGTTTTATATCCTAGTAAAGCTGCAGCCATAACTAATTGACCAGATGATATACCTATTGATGTATTCTTTTGTTCTTCTAAAGTATCTATTGCTATTTTAGTTGCGTTTGGTTGTGTAGCAACAATGTGTGTACCACTTCTTATATTTTTAGTTTCATCACAATACACAAAAACAACAGGCGCTAGTATTTGTGAATTTGTTACAGCATATCTATGATCGGTAACAAACTTCTTTTTAGTATCTGTAAATATTTTATCTGTTTGAGTATTTGTTTGAAAAGTAAATAACTTTGTTCGGTTATAGATTTTTCTTATAACATTAGGATTAGTATATACTCTTAAACTATAATGTGTTTCATTTTGCTTTGATGGTGAGTTAGCTGCAACATAGATAAGTGTTTCTAAATCTTCCTCTGATACAGGTTTAGTCAAATCATAATTACGCTGTGCTTTTTTACATACATCAATAGCATTCTTTATTTCATCATTCATATGCCTATTTATTATAAATATAACTAATATAATCTTATATTTACATTCCCGAACATTGCAGATAACTAGGAGGTAGTCTATGCCAAAGAAGCATAAGAAAATAACTATATCCTCTCTAAAAAAGAAGGCACCTAAAGTACCTCCTTTCACGTGTATAAAGATTGACAATGTTATAAGTAAATTAGAGAAGATAGTAGATAAGAAAAAAGCGTTAGATAAGAAACAATTAAAAGAATTAGTAAAGAAACTTGAGGTATTAAGGGACGCCAATGATAAACTACGTGATAGTGGGATATATTGGTATGAAAAATTAAAACACTTATTAAAAACGAGGTAGGAGGTCTTCTATGAATTATTATTTTACAGGTGCTCTTATAATATTGTTTATTTTGTTTACTTTATTTGTTACACCCTACCCATATTAAAGTTTTGTTACAATCGGTTTTCCTATGTTAAATACTAGCGATAGTTATTAAACTATCAATCTCTAAAGTAAAACATAGGAAACCTAGATGAGAAAATTATTATTCAGTTTAATTATGATTTTGATGACAACTACATTATATGCAAGGGATCAAATTAACATTGTTGGTTCTTCAACAGTTTATCCATTTTCAACAGTAGTCGCAGAAAGATTTGGTAAGTCAGGTAAGTTTCAAACACCTGTCATTGAATCAACTGGTACTGGTGGTGGAATGAAACTATTTTGTAAAGGCATTGGTACAAACACACCAGATATGTCAAACGCAAGTAGAAAAATAAAACCAAAAGAAGTTAAACTTTGTAAAGATAATGGTGTTACCGATATTACACAAGTGATTGTAGGTTTAGATGGTATTGCTTTTACAAGTTCAGTACAAGGCAAACAATATAACTTTACAAAAAAACAACTTTGGGAAGCGATGGCTGATCTAGGATCAAAACCAACTAAATGGTCAGATATTGATCCTTCTTTACCAGACATTAAAATAGCAATACTTACACCACCTGCTACAAGTGGTACAAGGGATGCTTGGAATGATCTAGTAATGAAAAAAGGATGTCCTGAAACTATAAAAGGCAAAGAATGTTTTTTATTAAGAGAAGATGGTGCAGTAATTGAAGTCGGTGAAAATGATACTTTGATTATTAACAAACTTGTAGGTGAACCAACATACTTTGGTATATTTGGTTTTAGTTATTACGATAATTCAAAAGATAAAGTTCAAGCACATACAATTGAAGATGTTAAAATATCTTTATCATCAATACAAGATGGTTCTTATCCAATAAGTCGACCATTATACTTTTATGTAAAAAATCAACACATTGATGTAATACCAGGTATTGAGGAATTTGTAAAAGAGTTTACATCTAAAAGAGCTGCAGGTAAAAGAGGTTATCTTTTAGATTTAGGATTAGTACCTTTGAAAAGTTTAGATGAATCTATTTCTAAAGTAGAATAAAAAAAAGGGCGCCAAAAGGCGCCCCTAACAAACAACAAAGGTATTTTATAATTTTTCGTGTACCAACTTCATCCAATTATAATTTCTATGGATTGCCATTGTGCTAATGATTTTATTATTTTCAAAATCAATTGTAATTGTTTGACCACCAAAACCATCTAATATGAATATTGGTTTATCTCTCTTACCAGAGATACCCATATGAAATTGACCACCGTATGATTTAGTGTGTGAAAATGCGTCTGTTGTATTTGCATTATTAGTTTTACCTTTTTTAATTCTGTTTTCATGTAAAGATTTTAAATATTGACCTTCACAAGTATTGTTGTTCCAATCATCTAACATTGCAACAGCAACTCTCATATAATCATATCTGGTTAGGTACATTCCATAATTTATAGACAAGTCAGATTTTTTAGATTCACTAGGTTGTTTCATCACAACATTATATTCAATACCAATTTTATTTTGAAATATATCTTTTAACATTTTTTTGTATTCTTTAGCACCCATAGTTGCCATAACATAACTAGCAAAAACGTTTGTATTTAAATTTGCATAGTGATATTTGTTTTTGCCAGGTGTAGTATTTTTTAATTCTTTTTTTGCAAAATCATTTACTGACCATCTATTAACCCATCTATTTGATTTTTTAAAACTACCACCACCTTTGTTATCAACATATTTTTGTGAACCTGACGCCATATTAAGCACGTTAATTATAGGTTGATTTTCAAATAAAGTATTTTCTAATACATCCCAGTTCATAGTTTCATGTATACCATTAACATATCCTCTACAAAGAGCATGCCCGTATATATATGACATAATTGATTTACCCATAGAGTTTGAAACATACAAAGAATTGTTTTTAAATATTTTACCAAATCTATCTTTAGGTGTAATTTGATCTATTACTATCTCACCATCAACATACATAAGGTAACTTAATAGAGCAGTTTTTTGAAATGCCTTTGTAACTTTCTCATCTTCTGTAAGATTAAAAGTAAACTCTTTATAATTTTTTGATTTCTTTATAACGATTTTGTGTTTTTCTTTTACTGGTTCGTTAATATATTTTTTTAGATATTTTTTTAATATCCTATAATCTGGATTTGCATCCCAAGGTATTTCAGATGAAGTGCCATTTTCGTAACCTTTCCAAGGTGTATTCTTTGTATTCTTACCTGATACTTTTTTTATTTCTAATGTTTCGCCATCACAACCATTGATGTACCATATCTGACTATATTTTTGTTCATGTTTACAAACGTCATGTTCTTCAGCGAATACAGCAGCGGCAGAAAATATAAATGAAAATATTAATATTGTTATCCAAAGTCTAAACATTATATTCCCATCCCTTCTAATCTAAAATCTACAACAGGTACAAAGTCGTAAGCGTATTCTTCATCCTCACCCATAGGACCTGACATCTTAACAACACAATCATTTTTCTTTCTGTTGTCAAAGAAAGTTTGTAAAGCAAGTTTTAAACTATCTGCCATTTGTTGATGTACAGATACGTTAAACTTCGTAAACAAAGTACCACAACAAATTGTAATACCATCAGCAGACTCTGCCCTTGCAATGTTCATTATATCTTTTTTCAATTGTGTATCTTTCATAGTGTTATATCTCCCTTTTAGTTTTCATTATTTGTATTACTTCAAATAAAGATTTTGTTTTAAGTAATTTGTTTCCGTAAGCAAGTCTTTTTTCAAGTTTCTTAATTGCAGTTTTTAACTCTTTATTATTCATTTATTTGTTTTGTAATGCGATTGTTATTAAACCAGATACTATACCTGTTAAGGCCATCATAGCACCTATCATAAAGTTATTTGCTTCGATAGCACCAACAGATCCTACCATACTGAATAAAAATACAATAGCAG